GATGCTACACTAGATGCAGGAAGTTGTGCTGCTTTGCAAAGAACTGAGAAGTTAGTTGAATCATAACCCTCTTCAGCTGCTCCAGGGAAATCAGTGATGTCCACTTGGAATAGATTGGGGCGGGCACCGCCCCCGATCAGAGTTGATTTAAAATCTTCGATTGAATGTGCCATTTTTTAATCCTCCTTTTGTTATTTAGATAATGTTATCAAACTCTGCCAACTACTTCTTCAAAGCTAACACCAGTACGGGTTGCTACGAAGGTAAGTGTTACATAGTTAATCGACTTAGCAGGCTTCAGGAAGATGTCTGCTCTAAACTCATTATTATCAATAACATCTGGAGTGTTGTTTGTGCTGTCGCAAACAACCATGAATCCATAAAGTCCTCTCTTTGCCTGAATGTCACGGAGGTATGGTTCGACGATGTTTCTGAAGTTTGCTCTGGTTAACTCATCATTGAGTTCAAAGAGTTGAGCTTGTGCTGCTCTTTCCAGTGCTTGTTCAATAGTAAGGAACAAACGACGGACGTTGATTCTGTCAAATGCAGAAGCATATCCGAGTGCAGTCTTATCACCGAAGAGAAGTGTTCCAATACCAGGTGTAGTGATAAAGGAGTTGATTCTTGCAGGATAGAGACGATCTCTTTGTGCTTTATTGGGGTTATATGCAAGTTTGATTGCATTGTTGATAACACCACGTTGCTGACCAGCAGGTGAGAACCAAGGATAAGCAACAATTCCAGTTCTAGTCATCAGACCAGCAACATCAGCATTCGTTGGAATGTAACGGAACTCGTTATTAAATCTGTCAAAGGTGTACTTATAACCACTGTCAAATACTGCATATGAAGAAGATGCCAATGAACTGAAGTACTTAATTAAGTTATCAGTCTGGGTGTTTGTGTTTGTCTCTCCAACGACATTTCCTCTGTGAGGACCGACTGTTGCTACACAATCTTTTCTTGCTTCTGCAACACTAATGATATAATTTGCTTTTGCTTGTGACTTTGCTTCAGTATCGCATCCAGGTCCCATGATGATATAATCAACCTCAATCTCATCTTTATTTGAGAAGAGACCGTATGAAGTGATCAGGTTAGACAGTTCTGCCTTCATTGAACTTGTGCCATAATCAGCACCACCTTTAAAGGTGTATGTTACATTACCCAGTCCAGCAAAAGTTACACCCTGAGCATCCAGACCCCAAAGTCCATCACCAGTTGTTACTGGAGTGAATCCTGTAGAAAATCCAGTTGCTCTTGGAGTTGTTCCATGTTCTGCATCTGCTGCAGATGATGGATTAGCACCTGCATATACATTATCAGAGAAGTCTGCAAGATAATCCTTGTAGTAAATTCTCTGAGGAGCATTTACATTGGAGATAGCATCTGCTGCTTTAGACAGGTTAGTATGCTTCTCAAGGATGTTTCCTTTGATTCCGGTTACAGAACCATTGTCATCAACCACAACAACGTGAATACCATCATTCTTACCTTGTCTATCACTTACATAAACATTAGTTAAAGGTCTTGGTGCAATTGACTTCCAGTAAACAGTTCCATTAGTAAGACCAAGAGTTTGTTGATCATACCAGTCAACTGCAGTCGCAACTGGTTGATTTGTTACATCATTCCCAGAGGAATTCATAATATAAACAGTATCTGAAGTATCAAACGATGCTACAGATGATGCTTCGGCATAATCAATATTAGTTTCTGTACCACCAATTGTTACCAATCTACTAAATGTAACGGCAACTCCACTAGCGATCTCACTGGTAATTGCTGCACTAAGAGTTACTGAACTTGAACCTACACTAGTAATAGTTGCGTTATCTAATCCTGGTACAGTGAATGTATCTAAAGTACTAAGTCCAGAAACACTATCGACTAAAATGATATCAGTTCCAACACCTGCTATTGCTGAGGTATTAGTATTGAGTGTCGTATTATATTGAGTTGTTGCTGCAGATACTCTTGAGATAATTTTTACATCAATTGTGCTATTTGAACTTGTAGCATCTGTAGTTACACCAGTAATAATTCCTTTTAGGTGTCCAGTAAATGTTGAAGTGGTTCCATCAGAATTTGCAATAGTTTCACCAGTTAAGGAAGCAGTTACTCCCATTCCAACTTCAATACCAAGACCACCAAGATTCGTTGTGGTAATTCCAAGAGTTTGGTCTGCTAAATTATCAATAGTGCAAACTTTCAGATCATTTGCCCAACTGCCAGGATTCTTTGCTGCGTAGGTGAATGTTGTGTTAGTGGAATATGTTGTAGAGTAGTCGTCGTAATTTTTAATTTTAATCGACGTTGATTCTGATCCTCTACCCGCATTTGCATTCTTCAGGTCAGTATCGTCAGTTCTTACTACCTTCAGAACTCCTCCATAAGAAAGGAAAGAAGATGCACTCATCCAGTATTCGTACTGTGAGTCAGTTGACAGAGGCTTACCAAATACATTGATAAGTTCTTGCTCAGTAGTGATGTCAATTGCGTCGTCAACAGGTCCAAGTGCAAAAGGTCCAGCAATTGCACCAATATTATCTAATACATTATCAGCTCTTCCTACTGTTAAGTCAACCTCCCTGACCAATACGCCTGGAGATAATTGAGGAGTCGCCATGTTTTTGTTCTCCGAAGTCTCAGTTTATCTGAAAATATTTATTAAAATTAGTGTTTTCGCAGGGGAAATACGCCGTGAACTACCAATCTGGATATTCCCACCGATTATCGCAAGTCTTGTTCTTCATTATCCTTTTTATCGTACAGTCCTTGCATTCATAAGAATATGAAGATGCCACTGGTCCTCTATCTTTTCTGGTTCTGTAGAATCCATCGACAAGATTTTTTGTTTCTTCACAAACTCTACACTTTCTATCCTGCAGTAGAAGATGACCAAGTTTTATTTGACCATCAAAATCTATCATGACAGGTAATCCCACATATATGATCTGTCACCATATTCATCTGCATTAAACCATCTATCTCCATTATTATCAGTAAAACTATCTGCACCCAATCCATCATCCATAAAACCAAATGGTGCCATGTCTTGTTCGATCTGATTCTTCTGCTCTTCATATAATCTCTTACGAACATCTTGATCAGTCAGTTCTTTAAAGTAATCCATCTGAACCAACCAAGCATAAATGACAAGACACATTGCTAAGTCATCATTGCAACCTTCTTCTGCCTCAAATGAGTTATGCTTTGAAATAAAGGTTGTCAGTTCTGAGATAATCTCATAGTCATTAAAAATCAGTTTATCTTCTTCAATAAGAGTTTTCAAGTTGAGTGAACCAACTTTCTTAACAGTCTTAGACATCTTGACGCCAAGTTGAGTCTTCTTACCAGAGAATCCTTGTCCAACAATCTGTCCTGCTCTACCTCTCATAGAGCACATCAACAGATTCTGATACTCCAAGTCATACTGAAGAATACTTGCTACCTGGTCTCCAATATCATTTACCTCACACAAGATGAATGCACTATTATAATTCTTTGCTACCTCATATATGATATTGGGGAATAACATCGGTTTAATATCATTGTTCCGATATTTTGCAACAACTCTATGGGGAAATTCTGTAATATCAACCACAACAAATGCTGAGTAGTCCTCTCCAACTCCCCTCGCAACATCAACGGTCATTACATAATCATGATTATCCTTTGGTGATTCATAGACATCTAATCCTGCACTTCTTTGAATAGGATTGTCATAGATTAAAGTTCTTAGTTTACTTGGTGCAATTAGTGTATCAACTGATCCTAAGAACTCACACTCAAACTCAACCTTGAATTGTTGCTCTGAGGTGTTTGCAATAGTAGTTTCTTTCCACTTCTCATCTCTTCCCGGTACTTCTGACCAGTGAACATCTGTAGGAATATATTCATTCTTTTGCTTCTCCGCATCGTGCCACATACGGTAGAAGTGATTCATACCATGTGGGGTAGATACAATAATTACTTTGGTGTTTTTACCAGAAGTAATAGTAGGATAAACAGATGCAAAGAACGAGTCAGCAACGTGATTTGGGAC